CGCCTAACTTTAACCACAACTAGGAGTAACGACGATGGGAAAAAATGAAAAGACCCCAATCACCGTGAACGACAAAGAGTACATCCTTGAAGATTTTACAGATCGACAAAGAGCGCTCTTAAACCACATCAATGATCTCGATCGAAAGATCGGCAATTCTCAGTTCAACTTAGAACAGCTTTCATTTTGCCGCACAAAGTTTATTGAAGACTTAGCACAAGATCTTGAAAGTGAGGAGATCACCGATGAGGATTACAGCGAGCCTACTGACGCTACTGATTAGTCTCTCAAGTCCTGCCTTCGGGCAGGACACCCCCGAGATAGATCCCGTACCCGATGTTGATCCACCGCCAGTAAGAGACGACGGTGAGTTTGAGCCTAATTTTGACGGGGACGGTAGCGACACAAACATTGAGGGCGACTTAAACACGTCAAACTCAAACAATAACAACGTTAACAAAACGTACAACGGTGCTGGCTCTGGTAGACAGATGCCTGCGAATACTGCTGTCTCTCCTTCTTTAATGAGCACAGGTCAGCAATCATGCCTTAAGTCACTTTCTGGTGGTGTACAGTTAGTAGGTTTTGGCGTGTCTTCTGGTCTTTATCGGCAAGATGAAGAGTGCAACCGTAGATTAAACGCGATTACGCTCTCAAATATGGGTATGAAAGTGGCCTCTGTCAGTTTGATGTGCCAAAATGCTCAGGTATGGAGAGCTATGTTTATGAGCGCAACTCCATGCCCAATTATTCGGTCTGGCAAATTACTTGTGGGTAAGAATGCCGTACTAGCGATTAAACAGAATCCAGCTATGTGGATTCCCGATTATGAAGAGGACAAGGCTTTTTACGATGAGCTTTTAGCCGGAGGGGGCGATGACAGCGGCGAGCAAGAGTCTAATAGCGGTAGCCTTAGCGATCGCTTCCGTACCACTAAACGCGACCGAGATTGACGATTTAGTTAACACCTCTCAAAGCATTCGTGACACGTTTGCTTACGGCATCAAGACGATCGCAGGGAGCGAATCTTATGCTGGAGAAGGCTACATTGCTCCAGCTATGGCCGAGAACGGTCACATATCTAAAGAACAGCAAGACGCCTACAATGCCGCCGTTGCCGCAGTTCAAGCGGCTACTTACTCCTATGATCCCAATGCGGATCAATACTTTCAAGACCAAGCCGATCAAGCAATGGACACCGTGTCAGAGATGATCGATGCCTACGTCGAAGCCGCACAAACCATCATTATGGTCGCTACTGTTAACGAAATGGCGCAGGACGCACAGACAGCGGCAGATGAGCGCGAGGCTATGGCCTTACAAGAGTTCATGGGTGCAAACGATGTAACGTTACAGGATGAAGAGATTGAAGCCTACAACGACGCGTTATCTAACACCGAACAAGCAATACAAGTTGCCGCCGCGTATATGGCGGTCGCTAATGATGAAAACTTACTGAATCAAGCAGATAATATGGCTAGAGAGTACAACGTGACTTTTGAGGAGGCCGCGTCTGTTTTCTTTGACTTAGACACACAAGCCGTTTGGGTATCGTTTGACGGCGGTAGCACCATTCAAGGCTTGCAGGTAGGTAACTACTTTGTTGCCGCAGAAGATGTGTTAACACGTGCTGAAACACAAGAATTTTGGACCACGAGCCCGGAGGGTGGTTGTTGGTTTTCTCAGAATCAAGAGGAGTGTTTGAACGGTGGCCCTTGAAGATTTAGAAGTTAATGTCGGCGGGACGTCCATCAAGGGTGTTTGGATCGCTATTGTGCTTACTTTTGGCTCAACAATTGGTGGCGGAATCTGGGCGGCGTCTCAATTCTTCGCACAACTAAACGAACAGTCAGAGGCTGTCATAGCCGCTACAACGCAGGCAGAAGGTTTGGCGACACGGTTCGATGACTTGCGTGAGATGAACGCCACGCGACTGCAAGCCATGGATGTAAAACTATCTAACATGGAGCAGGCCATGACAGCGGCAGATGTTGAGAACCTGCAAGGCAAACTAGCAGAACTTGGCGCGAACCTCGTGCAAATTATGGATGCACAGCAAGAGCTACTGGACTTACGCGATCGTATCAGTACAGTAGAGAAAACATCATCCGAAACAGAACTGCGTGTTTCTGGTAAATTAGACGCATTGTCGACCCTCGATGAGCGCCTCAAGCGTTTTGAGCGTGATATGGATGACCTTTGGACGGCAATAGACGCAACAAACCCGTTAGGAGGCAATTAATGGACACCGCCGAAGAAGCCTTAAAGCGAATTGAAATCCACCAAGCGGAGTGCGAGATCCTTCGTAAGTCTATTGATGATCGGCTTGATCGGATAGAAAAAAGGCTTGATGACGGTGGTGATCAGTTTAAACGCCTTGAGCGGATGATCTTTGGTAATAGCCTACTAATTGTTGGTCTACTTAAAGGCGCGGAGTATTTGCTATGAACTTTGACAAAATCAAAGGGTTGGTTGGCTCCCTAGCTCCTACTTTGGGCACGGCATTGGGCGGACCCGTGGGCGGTGCGGCGGCAGGTATGCTTGCTGAGGTGTTGGGGTGTGATCCTACCCCCCAAAAGATTGAACGTGCATTACAGACCGCGACACCCGAACAATTAGCAGAAATCAAAAAGGCTGAGATTCAGTTTGAAACCCGCATGAAGGAGTTAGAGGTTGACGTTTTCGCGCTAGAGACTGCCGACATTCAGGACGCTAGGAAAAACTTCGCAAAAGATTGGACCGCACGTGTCATTGGTCTGATCATGGTGCTTTTCTTTTGTGGGTACGTTGGTCTAATTACGCTCTTACCACCCGAGCAAAATTCTATGGAGCTGACAAACCTTGTCATGGGCTATCTCGGTGGCTTGGTCAGTGCGGTAGTGAGCTTTTACTTCGGTAGTAGTCAGAATAAAGAGTAGCGTATGAGTAAGTTAGTAAAGCAATTACGCCGTCATGAGGGAGTACGCACCCATGCGTACCTGTGCAGTGAGAACAAGATCACTGTGGGCGTGGGCAGAAATTTAGACGAGAACGGTGGTATCGGCCTTTCTAATGACGAAATTGACTACCTCTTAGAGAACGACATCAAAAGATGTAAGCAGGAGTTAATAGGGCTTTTATGGTTTTCTGACCTTGACTCAGTTCGACAAGATGCTTTGGTAAATCTTTGCTTCAACCTAGGTATGACGCGTCTGCTAGGCTTTAAGAATGCTTTAGCGGCGATGGAAGCGGGAGATTACCCAAAAGCCGCTGATGAGTTTTATGACTCTCGCTGGGCAAAACAGGTGGGGTCAAGAGCAGATGAAGTTTGTGAGATGATTCGTACAGGCCGTTATGGGGAAGGATATGCGTAATACTGTCCAAGCTCGTGACGTAGATGGCAACACTGAACCGACGCACACAGTAGAAGTTGTTTGTGCAAACTGCGGCTATGACCTTGACGAATCAGAGCTAGAAGCCGACACTTGTTCAGATTGTGGTCAACCTCTTAACCTTAAAGAGAGCGTATCTATACAAGTAACTACGTTGCCGCCTGTGTTCGGCGACACTCTATAGGTGCGTTATGGCTCTAAAAAAGCTAGCTTTCAAGCCCGGAATCAATCGTGAAGTAACACGCTACACAAACGAAGGCGGTTGGTACGAGTGCGATAAAGTACGTTTTCGACAGGGCTTTCCTGAGAAGATTGGTGGATGGGAGCGCATCTCTGTATCTACATTCCAAGGCGTTGCACGTTCTTTATCGAACTGGGTAACACTTGGCAGTATTAACCTCATTGGCGTAGGCACACACCTTAAGTTCTATCTTGAGCAAGGTGGCGGATACAACGACATTACGCCGATTCGAGAGACCACCGCCGCTGGTGATGTGACCTTTGCGGCTACTAATGGGTCAACCACACTGACTGTAACTGATACCGGACACGGTGCTCGTGAGGGAGATTTTGTTACGTTTAGTGGCGCGGTAACACTTGGCGGTAACATTACTGCTGATGTGTTAAATGCTGAATATCAAATTGTCACCGTGCCTGATTCCGATACATACACGGTCACCGCTACAGCCACAGCCAACGCGTCCGATACAGGTAACGGCGGGACAGCAGTAGTTGGTGCGTATCAGATACGTACAGGTGAGCCTTACGAAGTCCCACTGACGGGTTGGGGCGGCGGTACATGGGGTGCTGGTGTCTGGGGTACGGGCGGTACATCGACCGAAGCTATTCGTCTCTGGAGTCAATCGAACTTTGGTGAAGACCTTATATTTGGTCCTCGTGGCGGCGATATTTTTTACTGGGATGCGACCAACGGCGTAACTACACGTGCAGTGTACCTAAACACGCTATCAGGTGCTTCGGACGTACCTACCAAACAGAACTTCACGCTTGTCTCTGATGTCAGTCGGTTTGTCTTTTGTTTCGGCGTAAACTCGCTTGGTTCAGCGACATTTGACCCGATGTTGATTCGATGGTCAGACCAAGAAGATCCTGCTAACTGGACCCCTGCATCGACAAACCAAGCAGGTTCGATACGACTTTCGAAAGGCACAGAAATCGTCACGGCTAAACAAGCACGTCAGGAAGTGTTGGTCTGGACTGATTCTTCTCTCTACTCTCTTCAGTACCAAGGTGCACCGATTGTGTGGGGTACACAGTTGGTGGGAGACAACATCTCTATTGCCTCTCAGAACGCTGTAGGGTTCTCTGGAGGTGTTGCGTATTGGATGGGTAAAGACAAGTTCTATGCTTACGACGGACGTACGCAAACCCTTCCTTGTGACGTTCGACGGTTCGTATTCAATGACTTTAACGCGCTACAGTACGATCAGGTGTTTGCAGGTACAAACGAAGCGTTCCACGAGATTTGGTGGTTTTATTGCTCTGCAAACAGTCAGACTATCGATCGGTATGTTGTGTACAACTACCTCGAAAAGAATTGGTACTACGGTACGATGGCTCGTACAGCGTGGCTCGACTC